GCAGGTCGTTTAACAATGACTCAAACGGCTGATGGACCTAGTGGTTTTGCTAACTGCATGAAACTTGATTGCACAACAGCAGATACAAGTATTGCAACCGCAGAGTATTTACTTTTACAACACAAAATTGAAGGTCAAAATTTACAACGATTAAAAAAAGGCACTTCAGATGCAGAACAATTTACAATTAGTTTTTACGTAAAAGGAAATGCTTCTGCTACTTATGCGTTAAGTTTACTTGATAACGACAATAACCGTTCAGTTTCAAAACTTTTTGCTGTTACTACCGCTTGGAATAGAATTGAAATGACTTTTCCTGCTGATACAAGCGGGGCATTTGGTGATGACAATGGAGCAGGTTTAACATTAGATTTTTTTCTTCATGGTGGTGCGACTTATACAGGTGGAACATTAGCAACTGCTTGGGCTACTACTAATAATGCTAACAGAGCAGTAGGTATATCGTCTTTTTTTGATGCTACATCTCGTACATTTTTTATGACTGGATTGCAATTAGAAGTTGGCTCGTCAGCCACACCCTTTGAGCATAAAACTTTTGCAGGTGATTTAAAAGAGTGCCAACGGTATTGTCAAAGATTACCTGCTGTTGACCAAGCAGACGGAGGAGACTTTTCAAATTTAGGTTATGGTTTTGCAGATACTACGACAACAGGTCAACTAGCAATTTCTTTAAAAACTACTATGAGATTAGAACCAACAGCCACCTTTAGTGGAAATTGGAGATTTATACACGAAAATACTGCCACTGCAATTTCTTCTGGACCTACTGTAACAGACGCATTTTCAACGGCAGGTATCATTGGTTTAGCAGCAACAGTTGGTAGCACAGCATTGACATTAGGGTCAGGGCTTGCTCTTACACAAAATGATGATGTTGATGCTAATATAATTTTTGATTCGGAGTTATAATAATGGATATAAAAGAAGTAAAATATTATAAACATCAAGACAAAATATCAGGTATTAAACTTACATTAACTGATGACTCTGTTTACTATGTACCAAGGCGAGTAGGCAACAGACACTACGATGAGATTAAAAAACAAGTAGACGCAGGTGACATAACTATAGCGGATGCTGATTAGTATTAACAAGTAGTGAAGGATTAAAATGGACCCTATTAGCATAGCCTTATTATCATTTACTGCCCTCAAAAAGGGTATTGCTTTAGGCAAAGACCTTTCAGCTATGGGCAAAGACCTCAACAAGGTTTTTGATTTCATTGATGGAACAAAGGAAGCCCAGAAGTCTGGTAATAAAAATGACCCACTCTCCGATTACATTGCCTATGAGAAGGCACTGGACATGGAGAAGCAACTAGAGCAGGTCATATGGGAAACCAGAGGGTCAAAGGGTGTAGCTACATTTAAACGCATGAGAGCACAAGCCACAGAGCGAGACATACAATCTAAGTATGCATCTGTAAAAAGACGTAACAAGATAATGAATGGACTGTCTATAGCATTTGGTTTAGTAGTATTTGCAGGTGGCATAGTGGGCATGGTATTCTTAGCTAAGTATCTACAAGAAATACAATGATGGAAATAACACCGTGGATACTATGGAACGTAATATTAAGTTTAGTTATAGCACCTGTAGTATGGGTCTTTAGGGGAATTATCGTGGAAATGAAACGCATAGACATACTACTGAATAGAACTAGGGAAGACTACGCTACTCGTACAGAGATGAGAGATGACATGAAGGTTGTCGTTGATGCACTGCACAGAGTAGAAGATAAATTAGATAGAGTATTGAGCAAGGATTAAAATAGATGGCAACAGCAGAACAAATACAGAAAGCTAGAATGATGCAAAGCACACCTTCTGTAACTCAAAGAACTAAGTTTAGAAAGTTTAAAGGCTTTAACCCTAAACAACGAGCTATGGTTCTTGAAGCTGCAGGGCAATTAGATGATGGCAGTTCTAATGCAGCAACTGTACTAGCTGAAGCTACTCAAAGTGCTACAAATCAAATAAATAAAATGTATAATGGTGGAATGATACATGCTGCAGAAGGTAAACTAGTTAAAGGAGCAGGAGATAAACATTGGCAAATAGAGTCTACTGACCCTGCTACAGGTGATGTAATACTAATTGATACAGGTAGAAAAAGTGAAGGAGATGCAGCTAAAGCTCTAGGTGCGTATGAAGCTGTTACATCTAGTGAAGCTACTGCTACAGGAGAGTTAGTCAGAGAAAATGGTCAATGGTCTGTAGAGATGCAAAATGCAGATGGAACAAAATCTAATGTTCCAACAGGTAAAACTAATAAAAATTTAGCTACAGGTTTAGCTAATCAATTTGTACAAGACCCTCAAGGTGGCGGTGATGACGAAGAGGGAGACCCTGTAGTAGAAGAAGAAGCTCCTATTAATGCTTTAGATTATACACAAGATATTTTAACTGGAGAGCAAGGGTTAAATCCAAATGCTAAAGCCGTAGCTACAAATATAACAGATGCCCAAGTAGCAGCAGGTAATATAGACTCCTCTGTAGGCAGTGTAGACATAAATACAACACCTACTGTAACCGCAGCACAAGCTCCTACAACTACAGCAGCGACTCCTACAGGAAAAGACGCTGTACAAATAACAGACCCTGTATTAACTCAAGACGCTATAGATGCTGCAGCACAAGTAGATGCAACTAAAGGCATAGTTAGTGCAGAAGCTCAAGTAAATGCTGAAACTATGGATGCATCAGATTTAGCTGCTTTAGATTTAGAAGCAGCACAGATAGCAGACGAAGATGTAACAAAAGTAGAAGGTGCTCCTGTACGAGAAGAAGTAGAAGGAGAGATGATTAGCAAGTACGATGCAGATGCATCTACTGCAGCAAAGTTTGCTGAAGAAGTACAAGCAGCCCAAGGAACAGTAGGAGTATTATCTACAGTTAGAGGTCAATTAGCTGAGATACAGAGGGAATTTGATAACGGTGAAATACCTATGTGGGCTGCAGGTCCATATAGACAAACTCAACAAGCGTTAGCAGCTAGAGGTATATCTGGCTCTAGTATGGCAGGTCAAGCTTTAATTCAGTCTTTAATGGAAGCTTCAGTGCCTATAGCTACAATAGATGCTAAAACTTATGCTGACATGGATATGCAAAACTTGTCTAATAGACAAGCTAGAAACATGTTAGCTGCAGAGCAAAGAGCTATATTTATCGGTCAAGAGTTTGACCAAGCATTTAAAATGAGAGTAATAAATGCAGGTAAAGTAGAAGATAGAGCAAATATGAACTTTACTGCTCAACAACAAATAGCTCTTGAAAATGCTAGAATAGCTGCTACAGTAGATTTAGCTAATTTAAATAATAGACAAGCTAAGATTATGGCAGACGCAGCAGCTATGACTCAAATAGATATGATTAATCTTAATAATAGACAGCAAGCTGCAGTAGCTAATGCTCAAGCTTTTTTACAGATGGATTTAACTAATGTAGCTTTTGACCAACAGGCAGCTATGTTTGAAGCTCAATCTAGAGTTCAAGCTTTGTTTACAGATGCAGCAGCAGAGAATGCAGCTAAAAATATAAATGCTCAAAGCTCTAATGATATGAATAAATTTTTTGAATCTTTAATTAACAACACAGATATACAAAATGCTGCATCTGTTAATGGCATGAATCAATTTAATACTAATGCTGTAAACTCTATAGCTGAATTTAATTCACAAATGATAAATCAAAGAGAGCTATGGAATGCAGAAAACGCTAGGGTAATAGCTGAATCTAATGCTAACTGGCGAAGGGCTGTAACAACTACAAATAATGCTACGGAAAACGCAATAAATCAAATAAATGCTCAAAATGAATTTGGATTACAAACACAAGCCTATGCTAATACGTGGCAACGAGATAGAGACATTATGAATATGACATTTCAAACTCAAATGACTATAGAACAACAAGCACATGAAATTGTAGTAGCTAAAATGGGGCAAGCAGCAGCGGAGTCAGAAGCAGGTGGTATATTAGTAGGTGCTGTAATTAATGGTATATTTGAGAATTATTCAAGTATATTTGGTGGAGCAGTAAAAGCAGTGACAGCATAATGACAGTTCTATCAGAAAAATTTACAAAAGATATTGATGAGTCTGTAAAAGCAGTTACAGATAACAGACCTCTTGCTAGACCTTTAAAAATTAATACGGCTGCTCAAGAGGGTAAAAAAGATTTTACATCAGATTTTAGTTCTTTTATAAATGAAGCAGTAGAGTCTGTAGTAAATGATAAATCAATAGTTTCTCAACCTGCAATTAATGAAGAATTAACAGATTTTCAACCTGTGGTTTCAGTTACTCCAAGTAATGTAATGTCACTTATAAAAAAAGGAACACCTACTCTTCAATCTTTTATGGAAAATTTAACTAAAGAAGAGTCTTCTGAAACACTAAGAATGTTAAAACAAGAACAAGTTGAAGATAGTGTTAAACCTATAGATGTACCTATAGATGTATCTATAGAAGAAAGTCTTAAAAAAGTAGTATTATCAGATAAGAGTATAGAAAGTTTTATAGAAAAGTTAGCTTTAAAAGAAAGTAGCGGTAATTATCAAGCTGAATATAAAGATAGTAAAGGAAGAAGATTTGTAGGTTTATTAAACATAGGTCAAAGAAGACTTAATGATTATAATAAAGAGTATGATACAAATATTACTTTAGATAAACTTAAAGCTAATAATGCTCTACAAGATAAATTTAATATCTGGCACATAAAAAATATAGACAAAAAGTACGATGAAAGAGATAGAAATATGGGTAGAGATTCTTTTCGTGCAGTAGCTCATTTAGGTGGAAAAACTGGAGCACTTAAATATTTTAAAACAGGCGGTAAATACGACGAGCCTGATGAGCTAGGTACAAAACTAAGTAAATACGATAGAGACTTTAGGAGAGAAATGTAATGTATAATTTTAAATCACCTATTCCAGGGGAATCATTAACTAGAGAACTAGGTAATTATCCTTGGGAACAACCTGCTAAGTTTGATAAAGTAGAAGATGCATTAGATGACTATCTTGAATTACTTCAAGATGAAGACACAAAAGATAACTTATTTAACATGATGGAAATGGGTGTTCCTTTAGATATATTAGTTGAAACAACAACTATGCAAGGCACTATGCAAGGTAAACACACATTAGATGTTTCATATCTTCTTAATCCTATGCTTCACGAATATTTGAAAGCTATGGCTGATATAATGAAAATAGACTATATAAATAAAATAGCGGATTTAGATAAAGGAACAAAAGCTAAAGAACAAAAAGAAAAAGCTAGATTAGCTAATCTTTTGCAAGCAGAATTAAAAGGTTCAACAGCTAAACAAATAAAAGAAGATGGTGGGTTAACTTTAATGCAACAAGTAGAAGATACTTTGCAAGAAGGTGAAACAATAGAACCTAAAGAATCAGATATAGAAATGAGTGCCACACCCTCTGGTGAATTAGAACCACCTAGAAAAGGGTTAATGGGAAAGGTTAATTAAGATGAGTTTTGCTGTAGGATTAATGAAGTCATTAACTAAAGGTATAGATGAGCGTTCAGCTAGAAGAAAAAAGATAATAGATGAACAGATGTTGTTAGCTAAGACTAAAGGTGTATCAGCTAGAAATAAAATGAAAGCCACTGCTCAAAGTTATAAAGATATGATTACCCAAATTAAAGGTAATGTAAATGGGCAACTAAGTGATTCTTATTTACTAGCGTTAGCTTCAGGTAAAGGGGGAGCAGATTTAAAAACTGTGCATGGGTTAGTTACATCTAGAGCAGCAAATGGTAAAACGCAACGATACACAGCAGAAGATTTAAATGCTATGATAAATTTAAACTCATACGCATTACCTAAAGGTATGGACTTAAATAAAGGATTAGAACAACTTGCAGGGCTACAACAAAAAAGAGAAGAAACAGATACTAGTAGACCTAGCGACTCTAAGTTTGGTAAGAATTTACTATTAGCAGGATTTCAAATAGACCCTCAACAAAATGCAGAAACATATTTAAAGAAGGCACACTATGATGGCTTACCTGTAAATGAATTAATACAAGGAATAGGTTTTTCAGGTAAAGGTAAAATAGAAGGAATGGGTGTTGTTCAAACTGGTAAAGGATTAAGTGCATTATCAGGGGGAGATACGATTGCCAGTGTATACAGTAATCAAAAGTACTTTACTAGTAATGTAGCTACTAAATTTTCTAGTGAGGTAGACGGTTTTTCAAATCAAGGTGGCTATTTTAGTGCTATAATGAGTACAAAAGATGGTACATTAAAAGGGGATGCTAAAATAGCTTTAAAATCTAAAGTAGAAGAATTAGCTTTTAAGGCTTCTGATGTGTATACATCTTTAAGTAGAGAGATAGGAGATAGACAAGCCCTTGCTTTAGTTAATCAAGCTTTAGGAGACAGTAGTATATCTGCAGAAGAAGCTTTTAGTAATTTAAAAAAGTTATCAGACGATAACAATCTACCTGTAAATTTTTCTTCTGCTGTAATTGTGCCTAAAGAAGAAGAAGAAGAACAGTTAGGATTTAAAGAAGGAGAAGTTGGAGAAAGCGATTTAAATGAAGGACAAGCTAATGTAGAAACGATAACTAATAGCGAGATAATTATTCCTGTAACAAAACCTGAAATAGAATCTCAAATAGTAGAAGTAGCTAAAAAGTTAGACGTAAACTTGTCTACTCTTTCTGTTGAAACTATCAATAAAATAAATAATGAAATTTCTAAAATAAATTCTGATAAAATTCCTGCTGTTAAATTAGACTTAATAAAAATGTTTATACAACAAGATGACTCTACACCTAAATCTCCTGAAGTAGATACGGAATCTAAATCTAAACCAGAGGTATTTACAGAAACACCTAAGTTAACAGAAGATGAAAAGTTAACAGCAGATATGCAACAAAATATTTATGCAGGTTCAGAACAAGACAATGCTATGGCTAATTTGTATTTAGGTGCAGACTCACCTACTTTAGGAGAAATAAATAATACAAAAATAAATTTAAAAGATTTAGATGATGATATGAAAGATAGATTAGTAGATGGTGCTCCTTCTCCATTATTAAAAGTATTAAAAGATAAATTTACAGAATTGGATATAGGAAATATAGAAATTACTAAACTTGAAGATAAACCTGTAGCTAAAAAAATAAAGAAAAAAATAGAAAGTAGTGAAACTAAATTAAATAGAATTGCAGAAGGCTATCAAGAATATTATGAAAGTAAAGTTAAAGGAGAAGGTTTATTTTTTAATAGAAGTTTATTAAAGAAACAAACAGATAAAGATACAAAAACTTTAGATAATACTTTAAAAGATGCTGCACTAGCTTTAGATAGAGCAAAAGCTTTAGAGAGTAACGCCAATGAAACACAACGACAATTAAACATATTAGATAAACTAATGAATAAACTAGATAAACTTTTAGGTTTTGATAAAGTAAATACTAAAGAAGCATACGATAGTTTTTACACAAATAGACCCGATTTAAGAACTATTGCTGTTGACCCTGATGTAGAAAAACAAAGAGGGCTAATGTCTAAAAAAATAAATAATAAACTTTTATTAGACAGAATGCAAACAATACAAAGACAAAATAATAGTAGATAGGTAAATTATATGTCATTAAATTGGTGGACTAAAGAAAACTTAGAAAATAAAACTATGCGTGAAGCTGTAGATAGTAATCCTCAAATACTATCTGATGCTTTAACATTTCTTCAAGGTGAAAGAAGAGGTTTTACAGATGAAGATTTAATGGATATGAATACAGAAGATGTAATGGATGAAGTTTATGAACACTTACGTCAAGGAGCACAAGGAGCAGCTAATACGATTACGGTAGCTAAAGATTTAAGTCATCTACGCAATGAATTAGTTCCTAAAGAAGAACGTGAAGCTTTCGCTAGATTATATGAGGGTTTTGGTAACCAAGGTGAAAAAGAAGGATTCTTTGATGCTTTTGGAGATTACGCTGCAGGAGTAGCTTTTGACCCTACAACAGTAGCTAGTGTAGCTGTTGGAGCTATGACTGGTGGTGTAGGAACTGCTGCTGTTCAAGCTGCAAAAACTGGAGGAACAAGACTAGCATTTAAAGAATTAGTTAAAAGTACATTACTTAAAAATAGTTTATTAAATGCAGGTGCTGAAGGAGTACTAGGTGCAGGTGCAGGTCATCTAGCTGAAAGAGTAGAAGAAGAAACTAAAAAGAATACAGGTCAAGATTACGACTATAACTTAGGTAACGTATTAACTAGAGGTGCATTGTCTGCAGGACTAGGTGGAGCTATTACTTATGGCACAGGTTCGTTTAAACAAATAGGAGCTAGTCAAACATTCGATGCTCTAGAGGAAGGCATAGCAGCTAAAGGAGTAAGACTACAATCTGCTGAAGATGCTGCAAAGCTTACCTTAACTAAAGCCAATAAAGATGAAACATTAGATGGTAAAGCTACTCTTGAAGCTATAACAAGTAAGTTAAAAGCATTAGATAGAAAGCATGTAGGATTAGATGCCAATCGTGTAAAGAGAGGCATGGAAGTAGAACCCAAAAACTTAGAAGCTTTAATATTAAATCCTACAGTAAATTCTGTAGATGCAGTAGTAGGTGGATTTGATGTTAGTGCTTTAAAGAGAATTGCTGCAGCAGGAGTTGAACTATCTCAAGGGTTAGGTATAAAACCTTCTAAAACAGTTAAGTATCAATCGGATGGAGTATACGAAATTGTAGACCCTGAGATGACTGTTCGTCTTACTGATACATTAGCTAATGCATTTGAAAATGATAAGTTAGCTACTGTACCTAGAACTATTGCATTAGATTTAGTTGACAGCATTAAAGATAAATACAAACTTAATAATGCTCAGTTTTCTGCTTTGTTTGCTGCAGAGTTTTCTGAAGCAGGTAAAAAACTAAATGTAGCTAGTCAGATAGCTAAATCTAGAAGAAAGAAAGAACTAAAAAGATTGTTTGAATCTACTATGAATCTATCTGAGTATGGAGTAAAAGTACCTTTAACTAAAGAAGAATTAACTGAGTTACAACGATTAAAAGAATTATCTTCAGGTTGGGATAAAGCTTGGGGATTTTTACGTTCTGTAGAAGACACTCGTATAGGATTAATGACCTCTCAAATAGCTACAACAACTCGTAATACTATATTTGGTGGAGTATACGTAGCTATGGATGCAGGTGAACAAATTGCAGCAAATGTAGCTAGAAAAGCTACTGGCAATTCAAATGGTGGAAGTATATTTAAAGGTTCATTAGATGTAATTAATAGACTTACATGGAATAGAACAGAATCAGAAGCTGCTATAGCTATGTTAGAAAAAGAATTTCCTAAAGAGTTAGCTAACTTATTTAATAAGCGAGGAATAATTGAAAGTGAATCTAGTTCAAGAGATAAAACAAGTAATGTCTTAGTTAACTTTGCTACTAAAATGAATGTGTTAAACTCTTTTAGTGATATACAATTTAAGAGAGCCGTACTGTTAGGTAATTTAAATAGAAGATTAGCTTCAGCTAATAATGCAGAAGAAGTAGGCAGTAGTATTGCAGAAGTAATGAAAAAAGGTACATGGGATAAAGTAGATAGAAGAGTATTTGATAAGTCTGTAGACGAGGCGTATAATAAATCTTTTCAAACACAATTTGGTTTAAAAGGAGAATCTGCAATAAGTAAAGGAACTAAAGTTGCTGTAGATTTAACTAAAAGAAGCGTAATAGGTACTTTAGTATTGCCTTTTCCTAGATTTGTAGCTTCTCAAGCTAAGTTCATAAATGAATACGTTCCTTTTTCTTTTTTATACAAAGGTATATCTCAAGGCAATGAAGTGTACATAGATAAAAGTACAGGAAAATTAGTTAAGACTGCAGTATCAGGGACTACCAAAGAAGAAGATTGGGCTAAATCTTTTATGGGTGCTGTGGGTCTATTTACAGGCTACAACCTTGCTGCGAGTAAAGCTAAAGATGGATACAGCTTTAATGAAATGGAAGCACAAGATGGTGGAACACTAAACATACAAGCTATGTTAGGACCGTTAGCTTTACACTCTTATGTAGGAGATTTAGCATACAGATACCGTCACGGTATGAACTTACCTAAAGGTACAGAAATTAGTAAGCAAGTACAAAAACTTTTAATTGGTACAGATTTACGAGCACAAGGACCACTAGGTAATTTTGTAGAAGCTGCTTATCGTCAGGATGCAGACTATGTATTTAAAGGTTTATCTGATATATTAGCTTCTGTAACTTACCCTGCTTCTGTAATTAAAGATGCCTATGGACAAATGGACCCTCGTTCTGCTGCATTGCCTGAAACTAGAGATGCAGAAGTAATGATATTTGATTATTTTGGAGGGTTAGTAGAATTAGACAGGTCGTCTTTTCAAAGAGCTACACGTTTCTTACCTGATGTACCATTCATTGAAGGCACATCTAGTAAAACAAACAGACAAGAATCCTTAGATGAAGATAAACAAAATAGGTATGACCCATACAGGTATGACCCATTTACTACTCATCCTTTATATCTTAAAGACCCATTTATATCTAAACAATTAGGTGGAGCAGAAAAACAGCCGAAGAAAAGTTTATTACAAGCTGAAATGTCTAGATTGCAAATTAATTCATATGAAGCCTACAGAACATATGGTGTAAAGAATACATATTTAGATGTAATGACTCGTATGCATATGTCATCTTATGTACCAAAAAAATACGAACAGATAATACAGTCACCCTTCTACAAGAATATGTCAGAGACAGAAAAAAGAGAAGAGTTACTTGATGCTCTTAAAGCTGAAGCTAGTTTTAGTAGAGGAAATGCTAGAAACTATTTTGAAGCTGCAGAAAATAAAGACGATGAAGATATACTATTTTATATGAGAGGTGAATACAAAGATAAAATTAAAGGCTTAGATATAAATAGAATAAATAATTTAGCGGAAGAACAAACTGGTGAAAAATCTAATATAGAAGAACAACTAAAGGAAGCTAGAGTAAATAAAGATGAAGCAGTAGAATTAGCTCTGTTAATGAATGTATTAGAAATTAAAAAACGATACGATAAAGGTTCTAGAGGATTTACTAAAGCTATTGTACAAGACTTTGACGGTAAATTTGGTGAAGAGCTATTAGACTTAGGACCAAACCAATAAAAAAAATAGGAGAGAAAGCATTAATTGCTAACTCCCCTATAAGTTGCCGTAGCCACCACAACTACTATTGCATAGTATCACATATAAGCTTTACTTTGTCAAGTGATTCATCTAGTGTTTTATATATTTCTGTACTTGATTGATACGTTTCTTCTTCGGTACAACCACTATAATTAATTATGTATCCATTGTCAGCTATGTCTATTGTAATACTTTTAACTTCTTTAACTATTGTTTTCATGTGTCTCCTTGCTTCTTCGTTTAGTTTCATTTCTATCAACCCTTTCTAAGTTTCTAAAATATGCACTGTTAAAACCTCGTAACCACTCTCTGTTCCAGTGAGTGTTTTTTTTATATGGGTTGTTTATTTTTCCATATTTAAAAGCATCATTACCTTCGTTGTATTTAGTTGCCATGTTATTGCTTCCTATCATCTAGTTAGAGGGGATGAGTTAAGTTTATGCTCCTATATCTACCATTTCACAGCTATCTCCACTACATGCAAAAGTTTGACTTCCTGATGTGCTATCTACTTTTTCATAGTCCATTAGTCTATTCCAATCTATATTGCCGTCCATTTTAGCTAACATATCATTGTACTCTTCTTTATCACATTCCTGATATGGTGCTTGTTGATATACATGGTCAGAGTGTGGCAAAAAGGATACACCTGACATGTCATCAAAGTGATTATATACATATGCACCTACCTCTACCCACTCATGGTCACGTACTGTAACAGTGCAGCTAGGCTTGTGCTCGCACCAGTGATTTTGATATGCCATCCACATACGTAGTTGTTGAACAGCAGTCATGTCGTTGCGTGTAACTGAACCTTCAGGTGACTTCATAGCAAAACTAAAAACTGTAGTAGCGTCAGGTTTCATTACATCAGGTTCATTAGGTACGCCTTGGTCAATCATAAACTGTGTCAATGGGTCTTTGTTGTCACCTCTCACAGTTCTGATATAGTACTCACTATGTCTAGCGTGAATGCCACTTGCACTGTCACATAGTTGTGACACTGTTCCTGATGGCTTGACGCAAGATATAGCCGTGGACTGCGGTATGTTCCATTTCTTAGCGTACTCTTTGTTTGTATTTATAGCTTCTTGTTTTAACTCAGGTAGTATAGTACTCAACTTTCCTTCGTGAGATAAAAACTCTTGATTACCATTTGTTAGTTGGTTGTCCATGATACCTGTAAGAGATACGCCTAAAAGTCTTTCTTCCTCTGTATTATTCTTCCATACTTTACGTAGATAAGGAAAGTGTACAAGAGTAGACTGTGCTGTACCTAGTATGGTAGCAAGTCTTACCTTACGCTTTAGGTCTTTCAATGAGTCTGTAGCTCGTATAACTACTTCAGTTAAATTACAAAATTGGTATGGACGTAATATTATTTCCGAACAGGGATTTGTACCGAACTCATGTTCAGCATTTCTCCTGCCATTCTTAGCTGCTTGTTTCTTAGCTGCTACTCTATTGAAGATACCACGCTCACCTGACTTAGATTCAATCAGAGATGTCCACTCACGCATAAATGTCTCTGCATTTGGCTTGTCCGTATATGAAACAGAGTTGTTAGATAACGCCATGTGAGGTGCAGTATCCCACCATTGACCTGATTTAGCTTGTCTCATACGAATGTCAGACAGATTGCTTAAACTAATCATAGCTGACCTACGTACGCCACCTACAACTACAACCTCACCTATCTTACACATCAGGCTGTGACAGTCGTAGCTTGTTAGTTTCTTACTTGCATTGTTGTTAAACAAGTTGATAGTAAACTTAAACAAGTCAACTAAAGGTGCAGGTCCACTAGCTCTGCCACCAAATGTTTTAAGCCTAGCTCCTGCTGCACGTACTTTGCTGATGTCATACGTGGGTATCTCACCTGCATACAACAAAGCAATCAACATACGTAGTGACTTAGCCCAACCTTCCTTGCTGTCTTTAACGACAATAGTAGTGTCGCTTTTGAACAACTCGTCAGGTATCTCAGGAAGCTTATCAATGTACTGACGCTCAACTGAAAAGCCTACACCTGTACCACAAAGTAAGATGTACATAGCTTCATCGAAACACTTAGGGTCATCTACAGGTAGATAGCTACAGTTGTACCCTGCTGTGTTATCTCTTTCCAATGCATCTCCTGCTGTCATTAATGCTCTCATACTAGGCATAACTTCTAGCCCCAGTATAGCGTCATTAATTTCTATCTTATCTTGTGTAGAGAAGCTAACTTTATCATCCATATAATTTACATAGCGTGATACAGTCTCAGCCCATGTTTCTCTACGTCCTTCATCGTCTAGCCATCTAGCGTAACGTGACGTAGCTATAAAGTTTTGGTAGTCTGTTGGTAGCATGTTATTCATCTTGTGTAACCTTTATGTTTTTAATTTTAATTCCATCAATATCAAATATCATATCTTCTATCTTTTCTTGTATGCATTCACAATATCCTTCCTTATCTACAGGTAATATATTTTCTTCTTCGTCTACTTCTAATACTGTGAATACTCTAAATCTCATTTAACTAAATCCTCTAAGTTGGGGGGTCTATAATTTGGTCCTTTTATTATCTTTCCATCTTCTCTATACACTGGTTTGCCGTTGTCATCTAGCTTAGACATATTACTATCGTGTACCCTATTAAATGCCACTTGTATATCTAAACCTAAAGCTACTGCTGCACCAGATAGAACATACTGTAAGTCACATAACTCTTTTAACAAATTATTTTTCTGTTGTAAAGAGACATTTTTACCTCTCTCTAAATCAATAAGCATGTTACAGAACTCTTCCATAACTTCTCCTGATTCTTCCCTAATTAGTTTTAATCGGAACTCTAATAACTTAACAGTCCAAGGTTCATCTATTGGATGGTTAAACTTGCTGTGAAATTCTAATACAGTATCTTCTCTGTTATGCGTTTTCATCATATTCATTTATCAACCTTTTCAAATAGTATTCACATTTCTTTAAATCTTCAAGTGCTGTGCCTTTATATGGGTGTCTCCATATATACTTGAAAGCATTTTGCCAACAGTAGTGTGCGTGACTAGAAGGTAGTGTAGCACCATCAGACATGGCTTTCATAGCTTCTATACACTCTATACCTATAGTATTATAGTGAGGGGGGCTATTAACCATATCTGTCTCATTGTGGTCAAATGTTGTTTCGCCAGTTAATACTATAGGATTACACACTTCGCATTCAGCACATTTTAAATCATCATCTAATATGCAACCACATTTAGAACATGTTTCTGTAGCCCATACGTTATTCATGTTATATCCTTTTAGTAAAGTTAAATTTTATTACGTTGCCATTTTTTTGTATAATGTTAGGTTTATCCTCTACTAAAGTTTCCAACATGTCAAGTTGTTTTAATGAACTAGATACATCAGGTTCTCTTATATCTATATCCATGTCGAGTTCATCTCTAGTTTCCCAAACTTTTTGAATAAAATCTTTATCTGTTTCTAATAACTTAACGCAAGTAGATAACAAAGTAAGCATGTTCATCATCATGTCTTGGGTGTCTGCACTATCTTTGTTTCTTTCAGAGATTACTATGTTACCATCTATATCTCCCATCCATTTGTTCTTATTGTCTTTATGTAAAGTAAATACGAGTGCGTAATCTTGGTCATTAATATTCATTTTATTAAATCCTTTCTAGGAGTTTTAAGTGTGATAACCGATAGTTTTATCTCTTTTCCTTTAGATGTCAACCATTTTTGTGGTATGACTCTATGAGAACATAAGAAACCTTTTTGTTCACACCAATCAGCATAAGTTGTTTTAGAACCTTTGTATAGTCTACCATTTACATTACTAAATACAAATCTAATGTCAAGCTCTGGGTGTTGTTTTTTAACTTCCATATGTTTATATCTGTCTTCTGCATCAAAAAATCCTTTTGTTTCTATTATGATTCCATTATCCAAAACAAAGTCAGGTGTGTAAGTCCTATATCTAAGGTCTTCCCATTCTATTTTCAAGGCTTCATACCTGATTTTCTTTTGGTTTTCTTTTAAAAATAACGCAACATTCATTTCTAAACCGCTGCGATACCTAGACTTGTTGTGTCTTTTATACACCATCAGGTTCAGCCAAGGATATGTATTGAACCATAGGCGGTTCTTTAGCATTAGATACTAATGATGGTAGTTCTTGTAGTGTATCCCAACAATCTTTCTTATACTTACAGAAGGTACAGCCTCTAGGTAAAATGTAATTGCCTGAAGGAACTTTACGATACGTTTCAGGTTCAGCTTCGTAGCATCTTTTAAATGGCTCATCATTCTCTATATAGTTAATTGTGTTTCTTATCTTGTCATTGACTTCATCTAAATTCATATCCTGTGCAGATACATATTTAAAATCTCCGTTGCCTTTATTTATTACCCACCAACCGCCTACGTCTACACCTAGTCCTTGTGCATAACCTGCAAGTTGAGGTACGTAACCAAAACTATCTTCTTTAGCTAAAGTTCCATATGATTCAAACTTATTTTTGTAGCTCCAAGGGGATGCAGACTTTATATCATCTACAGTATTTCCTATAGTTAAATCACATTCTCCTTTTATTTCTTTATCATCAACTTTTAAAGTAACCTTTGTTGCATCGTTAAATTCTACATTGGCTTCTCTCAGTAAACCTTTAAAGACTGCTTCTACTAAATCTCCTAATACCATGTTCATTAGGAAATTAGACGGAAAAGGTTCAGCTATCTCAGGTTTGTTTTTATCATACCATAGTTGGCATGTAGGTCTACCTAAGTTTGACATTCGTAATCTGAAGTCTCCTCTAGGTGGACCTGCAAACTGGCGTTTTAGTGCCGACTTAATATCAGAAGCTATATTATCTAAGTTAGCCTCAGATATAGTTCCTTTGCCTTTTACAGCCCGACTTAAGTACGCTCTAACCGCCAGTTCAGCAGGATGGTTCATACCATTATACTCCTTCTAGTTCATCTGTATCTATGAATTGGTCTATCAAACCTTTATCATCATCGGACATTTTATCCTTTGAGTTGGTGTGGTGCGTGTCAGACACCCAAGTATTAAATGCAGCAATCCAATCCAGAAAGTTTTGTAAGGTTACTTGGTCATCGACTGTTATATCAATAGACTTGCTATCTAATTTAGCAGTAATGACAAAGTATGTGCCACCCGATATCTTATCTTTTTCTTCAGTAGAGAAGTCAATAAGATGTTGGATAGGTAAGTGTTGCATAGATGCGAGTTTGTTAAAAGGCTCACCCATATTTTTAAAGGATACCTTACTATCTGTCTCAAATAAAACAGGCATCTCAAAATCATCTACTGGAGAACCTATAGCATCCGTAGCATCTTTAACTACTGCAATACCGAAGATATGTCTCTGTCGTTTAATTTGAGAGTATATAGCTTTAGTTTTTTCAGGTAGAGAACTATAGTCCTGTATGTAACCTGCTGTTTTACCACAGTTAAATCCACCTGATGTATCCATCAAGTCATTGTTTAAGCTATCGGACAGTACAGTTTTTATATACTCTCCTCTTTTGCCTGTATCCGCAGACTTCTTAGGGTCAAAGGATTGAAACCTTTGGTAAGACTGTCGTTGCATAAAAGGTCTAAGAGAAAGAGTAGGCATGTATATCTCTTCGCCATCCGTCTTGCGAATAACTAAAGAACCCGCAGGAACAACTTCCATTTTTACTTTCTTACCATTTACATCCTGTGTACCCATGATAGCTTCTCGTAATACTTTAACTCTAGCTAATTGAGAAGTCTTCTTATCCGTTCCAGAGTTAGTAGGTGCAGTCGCAACTCCCATAACTTTAGCCATGTCTGCAAAGTTTATAGAGCCGTTAGATGTTATTAATTCATTACTCATATTTATACGTCCTTTGTTTCTAGCCAATTTGGTCCTATCTTGGCTTCTAATAATAATGGTACGTTGAAGTCTACCCCATAGTACTCGTTAATTAGGTCGTGCAGATTTTCATTCAAAGTATTTACTGCTGCTATCACCTGTTGCTCTTCATTAGGGTGGACATCTACCACAATCGAATCATGTACCGTGTTTACCAGACAACTATAGTTGTTGTCAAGAAGTTTTTCAAACTCTAGTAAAACTATTGGAACAATGTCTCCTGTTGCAAATCCTTGCACAGGATAATTTTTTATCATAGTGAAGTTAGTTACGCTTCCATTGGCTCTCCTTTTCATATTTTCAAATTCATATTGTCTTCCAGAAGGTGTCTGTATTCTGCCTGTATTAATAGCTTCAGTAGCTAATCGACTATGCCATTTACCTATGCCACTATACTTAGTTGTGAACTGTTTGTAGTAAGAAGCTTCAGCAGGTGTTCTACCATAACCACTAGCTCCGTACAAAGGAGCAAATGTATGAGCCTTAGCTTCTTGTCTAGACGTAGGTTGCCCTGCATCTGAGATAACCTTAGCAGTGTAAGCGTGGACATCAAAGCCTGTAGACACTTCCTTCATAGCTACTTCGTCTTGACCTAAGAATGCAGCGACTCTAAATTCTAACTGAGCAAAGTCAGCTTCCATTATTTGACCGCCTTCCCATCTGGATACAAATACTTTCTTTACAGGAAACGTACCGCCTCTAGGCATGTTCTGCATGTTAGGATTACGTCCACTGAATCTACCTGTAGATGTAATGTGCTGAGTCAATCCTACGTGCAAGAAGTTATCCTCTTTGGTAAATATATCTATAGATTTAATATACGTATTAAGATAAGTTTCAAGTGCTGAAAGTCTTCTCAAGTTCTTTAAAAAGTCTCGTTGCATAGTCAAGCCTTTACCGTTAGCTAATGTTTCTAGTTTTTCTATGTTTCCTTTTGATGTTGAGAATCCACCTGCGGATACCCAATTCTTGCTAGGTGCGGTAAAGCGTAAACCTGCCACACGATTAGTATCAACAAGATAATAGCCAGTTGCATCGCAAGACTTGCACTTCGTAGGCTTTTTAAATAGTGAGCCGTCCTTCCTTCTTTTGTGAACATATTTATTTCCTTTACATTCATCACACATGTAAGCTTTAGTCTTGTACATAATCTGCATATTAACATCAACAGACTTTTTAAACTCTGCGTCTGTAGAAGTATGCTCAAACAACTCTTCGCCCCATATATGTTTGTCTATTACCTTTCTACTAAATATAAGTTGAGATACTTGCTCTGGTGAATTAAGATTGATAGGTGTGTCACCCATGAGTTCTTTAGTTGTTTTCTCTAAAGAATTTAGTATATCATTCCTTTCTTTTTCAAACTCATCTCTTACTTCGTATAAGGTTTCTCGATTTACTTTCAAACCATTCATATACATTTTAGTTAAGGCTCTGCATACTTCGTTTGTAATCTTGAGTACATTACACAGTGAATGATTCTCTTGGTCTTTGTATCGTTTATCTAAAGCTAAGAACAGTGCTCTAGTTACAAATATATCCGCATCTAAGTACTCACTTAGTTCTGCATGAGGTATATCTTTTGTGTTGTATCCTTTCTTGAAATACTCTTTAAGAGTGTCTTGTTTCTTGTATGGTAGCTTATACCTTTCAGCACAAGCCTCTAAAGACAAAGGTTTCTTAATTCCTCTGCATAGTATATACTCAGATAACATTGTATCATATATGTCACCATCGTATTTAAAACCACAAGACCATAGCCATTGCAAATCATGTTGAGCATTGTGCATAATAAGTAATGTAGTCTTATCTAATGTCTCCTGCAAACTATGAGGTAAGTCAGGAGTAGCTGTATCGGAGTGGTCGTATGTATATATAGTCGGGTGCTCATCACTGTCAACATCAGCTAGACCAACCATAGTTAAAGAGTTCTGTGGTTCAAAAGGGTCTAAGTGTAACTTGCCCCCTCTTGTTGTTGTAGTATTTTCTACGTCTAAAGCTAATCTCATTGTGTGGTGTACCTCTCTATTTTATGCAGTGTATCTAGATATAGCACCGTCTAATACTACATTCATACTACCATGCCAACCGCCTGTCAACTTATTTTTAGCTATAACTAAATATCGTACAGGGCTATCCTCTTCTTGTCCTTCTACAGGAGCGTTCTTACCGATAAGAATCATAAGGTCAGCTTCCGCTGCTTTACCTGTTTTAGAACCTTCAAGCATAGATTGATTCAAGCTCTGAGCTTTACCTTCCGCTTCAGCAGATAGTTGACTCATCCAGAAGATAGCACAGTTGTGTTGTTTCGCTATGTTTCTAGCGTAGATAGCTGCATCTTTCAAGTATACGTCAGACTTGTCTCCTGTACGAGCAGCAAACTTGTCACCCATATCCATGACCACAACATCAGGACTGTAAGTCTTTACCACCTGTTCAACCCAAGCTAAGTCTTTGCCAGTACAATCTTTGATATGTAAGTTGCCACGAATCTTTTCATATAGCATACCTGCTTTGGCAGGATTATTCTTTACATCCATCAAAGACATTCCTGTAGCTGCACTGAGATACCTAGCTCCAACTCTGTGATATGCTTCCTCGTTGAGAAGCACTAAACACTTAGCTCCTTGATGAGCAAAACCTTCTGGACCTGCAATCAAACTAGCGTGAAAGCTAGTCTTACCTGTATTAGGTCTAGCTCCTACTATAACTAAGTGACCGCCATTGATACCTTCAATACGTCCAGACAATGTAGGAATGTTGAACTTCCATTGAGCTTCCAAGTCATTGAGTTGCAATAGTGTATCTACAGAGATGTCTTCCCAATTAACTTTCATGTTCGGTAAGAAGTCATCGTTGTAAGACTCAATCATTCTACGCAATGGCTCTAATGAGTTAGCTTCACCATTGACGTAATCAAATCCGATGTTCGCTATGTCCTCACCTATGCTTTGTCTGAATAAACTAGATAGTACATCTTGAGCTATCTCTTTCGTCATAGGTTGTTCTTTCTGTAGCTGATAGAACAGGTTCTTATACATCTGCTTGTTGGCAGTTGTAATGGTCGTGTTGTTCGTCAAGAAGATAGCTTCTAGTTCTTCAGGTGTAAGAGTACGCTCATACTTATCCATAGCGTAATCTATAGTTTGTTTAAGCTTCCGTACATCCTTAGAGAATAGTTTGTCAGGACAGCGACTGCCTTTGTGGTCTTCGTAAAAGTCTCTGTCCATCAAAGACCGTAATAGTGATAGTTCCATATTATTTATCATCCTTCATTAAATATTTCCAAGATACAGGAAACAATCGTTCCATCTCATCATTTACTTGGTCAGCAACCATTTTAGTTTCTACTTGTGCATCACCTGCACATCTTAGTCTGCACATGTCAGCAAATGCATCAAGGCTACCTGACCAAAACCATTCAGTCAAGTGGCTAATAGGCAACACCATACGAGCTTGCTCTTCACATATACCTAGTTCTAATAGCTTACTGTACGATGCCATAGCTTCTGCTATTACTGCATTGTGATGAAAAGAAGCCAAGCTTTGAGTAGCTTCATCTTGAATTACATCACCACTACCTTGCTTCTTGTCCTTAGTTTGTGAACGCCAGATAGCGGTATCAGGGTCATCCATACTAGGTCTATACCAATTAGGTCTGGTGTCTACGTAGCGTCTACTGATTTCATTCCATCGTAAAAACTTGTGCTTCACTAATTGTCTAGCTACAAAGATTGGAGCTTGAACTTTGAATGAAGCAAAGCAATGACCGAAAGGTGACATATGTTTATGCTTCGCTAGATACGCAATGAGTTTTGCATCTGCATCTATAAATGTTTTCTTATTTACATTAAAACTAACTCTAGCTGCATTGACTACAGTTAAGTCATTACCCATGTAATTTATTAGTTGTACTTTCATACGTGTGTTTCCTTATTTTCTAAATGCCTTATTTTGTTTTTGTAATATTCTTGCATATCTTCATCGGGTTTTTCTTCAGTATACTTATTTAACTGAGATAAAAAGTATTCTTTTTTTTCTTCATCCCATTGTTTTTGTTTTTCTAAATACTCTTTGTTATATTTATTAAAAAATCTTTCCGTAAAATCTTTTATTCCTTTGCTGTTGTAGTGCATATCCATGCTTTTACTTTTAGGAGACCACTTACCTGTAGTCCAATAGTAGGTATAACATTTTCCAACTTCGTTTATTAAGTTAAACATAGTTGCACCTTCTTTGTATTCATGTTCGATACTATTTTCATTTAAAAAATCTATTACAAACTCCAGAGTTTCATTCGTATCTCTTCTAAATATATTTTCTCCTTTGCTGTTTTTTCTTACAAAAATCCACTCACTTTTACTTTTTGTTTTATCTATTTTAGTTTCTTCTAATATTCTTTTATTGATTCTTTCCTTCCAACTTTTTTGTTTAGGAGATAGCTTTCTTTTATTTTTTGTTTGCAATAAAAAAGAATAATCATGCTCGTATAAATAACCTAACTCATTTGCGTATTCTATTAGGTCTTTGTTAGGGTTAGCGTCTATTTTCTTAGCTATTCGTTTTAAACCCTCAAAAATATTACCTGTATCTATATCCATAAATTTATTTACGCAGACATTACCTACATAGGTTTCATTACTGTTTAATGTATTCTTTATGTAACATAGTTCTTTTATAGGATGATTGCATGGGCATCTATTCCAATCGTCATCTACTTCTACTCTTGATAGTTTCCATTCTAGTTTTGCTTTATTAAAATCATTAGACTCAGATAAAGGCAAAATATGTTTCTTTAATGTTTCAATATTATGATGTTCCATGTTTTCCTCTATACAGATGTTATTCTATTCATATTAATTAAACCATCTAGACGTTTCAAGTCTACATAGTTTTTGTATTTAATGTCATCCTGCAAAGACATAGCGTGAACTATAGACTGAGTAGCTCGTAGTTCTTTAGTCAATGACAATGTTTTGTTTTTAGCATCAGGGTCAAGAGCTACAATAACTTTGTGGTACTTACATAACTCTTGTCGGCTTTTACTAGATAAGGATGTGCCTAGCAACGCAAAGCCAGTAGCATCCATGTTCTCAGAGATAGCAATTGCACTGATGACATCTTCTACGACTACAGCACAGTATGTATTGTCTGTCTTAGATGATAGGAAGAAGTCTGCCTTACCACTGTAGCGTAGCCACTTAGGTTGCTTGCCAGTTAGGGAACGCCCAACAGCATCTAATACCATACCGTTACGACTACGGATAGGGAATACGGCTCGTTCATCTTTTACATCGTAAAGTAAATACGTATCCTGTAGATTCCATTTGTCTATAAACTTATGCATAAACTTGTTATCTATATCGTGAGATACATATTCAGGGAATACAAACTTCTGTGGCTCTTGCGTAGATACAGCAAGGTTATTCTTTTTATTTAATATAGTAGCTATATCTTCCTTAGAATAACCAGAACGTACTGCACCCTTTGTACCACAACCTAGTTTGTAACAGTTAAATATAGTAGACCCATCCATCTTAATAGCTGTAAAAGTTTTCTTACCTCTACAGGAAGGACAATCAATGCGTACACTTTCTGCTTCATTTAATGCTAAGTCATCTATAAATTGTTTAATATTCATTTTATGTTTTCCATTTAATGTGTTTTAAAAACCCTTACAGGGTGTATCGTTTATAAATTTAGTATTGTCAATATTATAACCTTTCTTTTTTATAAAAGTGTTGCACACTTACAACACATTCCTTCGTGCTGTTAGGGCATTCGTAGCTGAAGTTAACGTATTCTTCATATATGGGTTGACTGAGTTAGGATTTTTGTGACCGCTTACACTCATAATCTGAGCTAAGTCTACTCCTGCGTCTACCATCTGCGTTACACCTGTCCTTCGCATATCCATAGCGTATAAGCCTTTAGGAAGACCACTGGCAGACTTTATGGCATTTACGTGTACTGATACCTGCCATTTAGTATATGGTTTGTAGCCTCCAGAAATAGTCTTTACAGACGGTGCAACATAATCTTGGAATCCAAATGCATCTTTCTGATGTATAAGCATAGCTAACAGATTCTCCTCTATAGGTAAGAATACTGTAGCTCTTCGCTTGGATTGTTCTAGTGTCAATAACTTTTTATCAAAGTTTATAGAATCCCAAGTTAACTCACGCATATCACCTACTCTTTGCACAAATTCATACGCCATATGTACTATAAGACCTATGTTACGCCACTTGAACTGGCTGTAAGAAGTATCTAAGAATGTTTTTACTTGTTCAGGTGTCCATGTTGTATTTCTAGAGGTCTCTACTTGAGTTTTTATACCAGATATAGGGTTGACATCTAATACCTCTAGGTCAATGCCGTAGTTCAATACTTTACGCACCACTGCATGAGTAATGTTAGCTGTTCGCACACCTCTATCTAACCAAGTGTCATAAGCTATCTTGAATGTGCGTCTAGATAGGTCACGTACTCGCATATTAGCTAGGGTTACGTTCTCTACCTTGGTCATCAAGGCTCTGTTAAGTATATTTTTGTAATCTTTTTGTGTTTGGTCACGCAACTTAGTAAAATCGTGTGACTCCTTGTAGTGTTTAACTAATGTATGTAAATTACTTGTTCGTTTTGGTGTCATCATATCTAGTGCATCCTATTTTTAATGTCTACATTGTAATGATAAGCGTTAGGTACGTTATCTATACAATCTTTTAGTACTGCCGTAGCTTCATCTTCTTTATCTATATACTGTAGAAGTATAGACAATACTACCATAAGAATATCTTCATTGTTTAAAGTTATAGGTAAAGACAGTCGTATATTATCCCATTCTTCTTCAGTTAAAGTTATCTCATCTTCGTGCATATCTACTTCTCCTTCTTCTTTGGTGGTGGTGTAGCAGGATACATCTCATCGTGAGGGTCATCGTCCTCTCCATTGTCTAGTTCTTTAACTTCACCAGTAAACATATCTATGTATACACCATCATAGTCTTCTACGTCAGGGTACTTATTCTTTTTCTTGTTAGGTATTACCTGTGGGCTACGCCTTAAACTTAGCATAGCTTTAGCTATTGGATTTATTCTTGGAATTTTCATAATCATCATGCTCCTTAAATGCTTTGATGACATCACTAGAGAACAATTTCTGTATGTTTAACAAGTACATACGTGATGCATTGTGGTCTCCACCACTAACACTTTTCTTATAATCTAATGAGTCAATTATCTTACGTAGCACCTCTGTCTTAAATACTAAGGTAGCATACGTGTCCTTACCTATACAGAGATTGTGAAACCAATACTCTGATTCAGTAGCTGCTATGCCTGACGGCTTACCGTAACTCTGGTACTCTATAGCTATGTTGCCTGTCTTCTGCCACATACCTCGCTCAGACTTAACTTCTATCTTAGAGTTCTGTAACATATCAGCAACAGCACCCTCTCTTACTTTGCCGTACTCTAAGTCTATATCAAACTTCTTACGGTTAGCTTTGGTAGGCTCTAATTTATTGTCCATTCGTTACTCCTTTAAATTGCTATCAGACGCTGTAGTTCTTTCTCAGCTATCTCTAAATTATTACCACACCGATTACCAATCCTAACTCTTTGTTTCTCAAGCAGTATTTTCTTCTTGACTATCTCAATGTGACCCTTGGCTACGCATTTCTCAGTCATCGTGTCAAACTTAAATGGTTTGCTGTGGCTGTAGTGTATACTCATAGTGTTACTCCCTCTCACAATTATCTATTACATTATGTTTGTTGTCCTCATACCTGCATCTGTCAGGGTGAAACATCTCTTTGTATGTAGCTACCCAAGGGTCTCCCCACGCTAGGTAGCCTATGATGTAGGGCAGAGGTACAAGCATGAAGATGACTACCAGTGCTGCCTTGAAGAAGCCCTCGTTGTGGTATGATTTCATCTAAAGTCTCCTATGAGTGGGTAAGTAAACGTACTGAACCCTATCTGATTAGCCCAGTACTCTATGGTAGCACCCACCACAGCTATCGCTATGCAGATGTGTACCTCTAGTGGGTGTACCTTGTTCACCACTCAAAATCCTTACAAGCTATCTTGCGTATACTCTCTGGTATAGGACGTTGCAAGTCATACATGACAGACATCATCCTGTCGAGTGCTTCAACTGTGTTGTTCACTGACGCTATCAACTCACGCTGTCTGTCTTCAGGCATTGCGTTCCACTTAGTCATAAGACGTAGTTCCCATTCCTTCCTACGTTCCTCGTAGTACCTGTTTTGTACATCACCATAGCAATCATCCCAATGTACACCCTCTTGCCAATCGGGTTGCCTAGCTACCCATAGTTCTTGTACTGCCTTGTAACTTTTACCTGCATCCTCATCATCTAGGATGGGTGTCTCACTCTTCTGGTATCTCTTGTCTGTGTTACTCATTGTCATTCTCCTCTTGTTGTATAGGGAATTGTACTTGTACATATCCATCTTCATCCCACAGTATCTCAGCCTTGTGGGTAGGGCAAGTGTAAATCCAATCGTCAAATTCTTTACGAGTCATCATCATTCTCCTTATCTATTGGAATTTTTTTGTACCATCTATAGTCACACATATTAACCAAACCTTTCCTGTAATTGTTCATACTGTTCCTTATCAAAGGGTAGCTCCTTGCCTATGTTTATTAGGTAGTAAGTGTCTCCCTCATAAGTTCCATCCTCATTGTCTACGCCTTTGGTAAACCATACGTAGTCACCCACCACTGCTACTTTATTAAGCTTGGGTATAGACATACGCTTGTCACCTCTGGCTGTCTTATAAAACTTAATGAGTACATCATCCATGTTAAGCAGACCATAACAACC